TCATTCCACAGCGAAACATAGTCCTCGGGCGAGGTCCCGGGCTGGCCGGTGAACGCCAGCGCCGCGTTGTACGACATGGCGCCGATCAAGCCGAAGTTGTAGACGTCCAGGCTCGGAAAGGCGAGCGCGCGGACGCCGACGTGGATCTGCTGGTTGCCGTCCAGGCCGGGCGCGCGGAGGATCAGCTCGTTGTTCGACCAGCGTAGCTGCTGCCACTGCCGGCCGGCGCTGACCAGGTCGCTGTTGGAGGTCAGGAAGGTGCGCAGCTTGTCGAGCAGGTCGGTGTAGCTGCTCGCCGTGCCTTCGACGTAGGCCATCAGTTGATCCCCAGCAGTTGCTTGAGCGTCTCGGTGTTGCGCCCAGCGTGGAAAAGGAACGACTCTTCGCCGACCTCGCTCTTGAGCGCGGCGGGGATGCGGTTGGGATCGTCGACAACGACAAGGCGCAGGCGCTGGTTGAGGCTCGAAGAGCCCCCGCCCTTGGGCATGCCGCCAGCGCCGTAGCGCGGCGCGGGGCTGTCGTAGATCGGCGTCGAACCGCCGACCAGTCCGCCGTTGGCGTAACCACGCCAGTCGTCCACGGCGGCCCAGCCACGGGCGTTGACGTCCAGGAGAAAGGGGAGCATCGCGGGCTGGCGAGTGATCTTCTTCCGGATCACGACCTCGTCGCGATGTACGACGCCCGCGACGTCATACATGCCGCCGGGGCCGGTCCAGCCGCCCGAGGCGTAGCCGGTCGTGCTGCCGGCCACGTTGGCCACCAGCATCGCCTGCGCGGCCTGCCACAGCTGCAGCGCGGCCTGGATGACCGCCGATGCACCTGGCGACAGTCCGCCGGCGGCGGTGGCCAGCTGCACAGCGCTCTGCCCGATCGCGGTCGCGCCGGCGTTGACCGAGTCGCCGGCGCCCTGCATCGCGGCCGCATCGGTCGCCAGGCTCTCGCCGCTGCCACCCTGCCAGCCAGGCTGCGGCGCGAAGGCGCCCCAGCTCGAGCCGGCCGCCGCGCCGCCTGTGCTGGCGCCGGCGATCGCGCCGGCCACGGTGTTGCCGGCGGTGACGATAGCCTGCGCCGCGGTGGTGCCCGCGGTGGTGATCGCCGCGGCGCCAGTGTCGCCCTGTCCCTGGGCCTCGCCACCCAGGAAGTCGCCGAACTTGCCCTTGGCCCAGTTGCCGACTTTCTGCGACAGATCCTGCGCGGACCATTCGGCCCAGCCCTTCAGCAGCGTGCCAAGGAAGGATTGCACCGCCTTGTCGAGCGTGATCGTGCCGTTGATCAGACCATCCAGCGTGCTGTTGAGCGACTGCTGGAACGTGGTGCCGAACGCCTGCTCGATGGCGTTCGTCGTGGTCTCCATCTCGCGGAGCTTGACCTCGATCGCCTCCACGTTCGCCAGCGCGGCCTTGCCGGCGTCGCCGCCCAGCGCCAGCGCCGCTTCGCGCATCTGCGGCACCAGGTCCTTCAGCACGCCCAGCTTGGACCGATACAGATCCACGATGCGCTGCTGGGCGTCGGCTTCGGTGATGAACCCGGCCTGCTGCTCGATCTGGATGCGCTGGATCTCGATCGAGATCTCGCCCATGACCTGGTCGTAGGACTGCTTGAGGTTCTTCAGGTCCGTCTGGGCTTGCTGGAGCCCCAGCAGCTTAGAGACGACGGCAGCGTCGTCATTCTTCCCGAGCTTCACCAGGTCCGACTGAAAGAGCTCGAGCTCCCGGCGCGCCTTGGCCAACGCCGCATCTTCGCCACCGCCCTGTAACCCAAGAATCTGCTCCCTGACCGCGACCATCTTCCGATCCGCGTCGGCCCGTGCAGTCGCCGCATCAGCAAGACTGGCCTGGTCACGCAACTGCTGTTTGATCGAGCTGTCCGCCAGCTTGTAAGCGCCCTGCGTAACCTCAAAATCGATCCGAGCTGCTTCGGTCGCTTTGGTCCGCCCGTCAGTCAACGAGTCCTGCAGGACTGACATCTTTTGCAGGTTCTCCAGCTCGCGCAGCGCGGCTTCGTTGTCCTTCTGCGCCTCGGTTTTTGGCCCCTTGGGAGTCTTGGGGAGGCTTTCCTCGTAGCGGGCCCTGGCGGCAGCGATCTCGCTGTCGATCTCGACTTGGGTCCTGCCCGCAGCAAGCCCAACCTCCTTGATCTTGTTGATCTCCTCTTGGAGCTTCTGTTCCTTGGACAGGTTGGAGAGGTGCAGCCTGTCCCACTGGTCCGTATCGGTGCCCTTGTACTGATCCTGGATCTGTTTGAGGCGCTTTGCATACGCGCCCCCGGACACGCTGCCATCAACGCCGAAGTTGACGCCAGCCAGCAGCGGGTCATCCTTGCCACTGGCCTGGGCGGCCTTGCGCAGATCCAGGAACTGGCGCTTCAGCTCGGCTGTGGCCTTCGCCAGCTTCTCGGTCTTGCTGGCGCCGTCATCCAGGCCTTTATTGATCGCGGCCGCCGCGGTCACGCCACGGTCCTGCACCTGCTGGCGCTCCATCTCGGCCGTCGCGGCCTTATGTAGCGCGTCGACCTCTGCCTGCAGCTGCTTGATGCGTGCTTCTTGCTGCTGCGCCTGCTGCGGCGTGAAGAATCGCAGGTTCGCGGGATCACGCATGTTCGCCAAGGCGGACTGGGCTGCCGCCAGCTCTGCTTCGGCATCCGTGCGCCCGATGCTCTTTAGCGAGTTCCAGACACCGGCGATCGTCTTACCCAACGACTCCCAGCTCTGTTCGAGCCATCCGGCACGCTCGTGCGCCTCGCGCACGCGCTGCTCGTGGATCTTGGCGAACGCCTCCACCGCAGCCCCTGCGGCGTCCTCTGCATCGCCCTGCGCCTCCAGGGCACGCACATGCTCGAACACCTCTAACGTCAGGAAGTGATATTGCTCGTTGAGCTTCAGCAGCGTGGCGGTGGGCGACTCGGCCAGCGCGATGATCTTCTGCGTCGTCGAGTCGATCGAGTCGCCTGTCAACGTGGCCAGGTTGACTGCCGCGCTGGTCGCAGCCTCAAGGCTTGCGCCGGTCAGCTTGCCGCTGGCGGCCAGCGCCTGGGAGGCCTGCTCGGCCTGTGAGTACTCGCCGGTTGCATCACCGACGCGGTCGGCCATGTCGACCAGCTGGCCGGCCGTGGTGCCGGCGATGTTGCCGGTGGAGATCAGACCGCGCTCGAGCGCCTGGATCTCCTGATACCCCTCGATTGCCGCCTTGCCGATCAAGGCAAAGGCCGCAGCGCCGGCTCCCAGTCCCACCAGCATCGGCGAGATGGCACCGGTCACCGCGACTGCAGCGGCCCTGACGCCGCCGAACGAATCCTTCAGCTGGCCGCCCTGCTGCATCAGCACCATGAAGGGCGACTGGCCGGTGGCCAGGCCCGAGACGATGTCGGTCATCTGCATGGGCAGCTGCCGCATCGCCTGCTTGTACTGCGCATCTGAGATGCCGTTGGCGCCCGAGGTGGACGGCGTCTTAGCCGCTTCCTGGTTCTGCTGCTTGCGCGCCCTGGTGTTTCGCTCGCGCGCCTTGGTCTCGCGCTCCGTCGCCTGCGCGGTCTTGTCCGCGGCCGCGGACTCCTTGGTGCCAGCATTGGCCGAGGCGTCGGCAGCCTGGGCGGCTTCCTTCGTCGCCGCGGCGGCCTTCTTGGTCTTGGCGGCTTTGCGATCCGACGCAGCCGCTGCGGCGTCTAGCGCTTGGCCCTCTGCCTTGGCTGCATCAGCGCCCGCGTCGAGGGCGTCCTTCAGGTCGTGCATCGCCTTCGCGCCGTCGGCGACATCGGCTCGAACCCGCAGGGCGAAGTCAAGGGTCCGGGTGTTCACGCTCGATCTCCTGCAGTTCTCTCAGCAGCTTCTCGGCGTGCCGACCGCCGGCGAAGGCCGCGTTGTTGTCACGGATGCGCTGCTGGTTCAGGCGGCGCTCGTGGGCCTGTTCCTGCCGCCAGAACAGCTGGATCTGGCGCCAGGTCAGGCGGCCGATGTCGGCGGGGGTGCGTCCGTAGCCGGCCCGGATGAGGTCGGCGTAGATGCGGGCGATTCCGACCGCTTTGCGCGCATCGCCACGACGGCCGCGCGCAGGGCGCGGCGGACGAAAAAAGGGGCGTTGGCCGACCACCAGACGGCAACCAGCAGATCCCCGTCCGCTTCGCCGAGCGACTCGACCCAGGCCGGGTCGAGATCGGCGGCCTGCGCGACCAGCCGCGGGAGCAGATCCACATGCCGCACCAGCAGCGCCTGGATGGCCTCAAGGTCCGGCACCGAGGCCGCGCCCATCAGCGCGGCCAGGTCATCGACGAACGGCTTGGCCCACACCAGCACGCGCAGCCCTTCGATATAGCCGTACTCGCGCATCACCACGCTGCGCCCGGCGATGACCAGCTCGCGCTCCGGGTGCAGGATCTCCGCCTCCGCGGCATCCGCGCTCTGCCCGGGGGCAGGCGCGGATGCCGCGGCGCTGGATACGCGCACCGCCACGTCAGGCCGCCGCGTCGATCAGGATGATGCGGGCGTACGGGCCCCACTTCGGATCGGCCTGGCGCACCGGGTCGACCTTGGCCAGGCCCTTCAACGGCAGCTCGCCGAAGTTGTCCTGGATCAGGCCCAGGGTCTCGGCCGCGTCGAAGTTGATCTTGTGCACCTCGCCGCGGCAGCGCTTGACCGTGCCGTCCACGGTGTTGAGCCCGTCGAAGAGCACGTAGTGATCGGGCGAGCCACCGTTAGCCAGCGTGACCAGGCTGTAGGCGGCGTAGCTGTAGGAGCTGGCCTTCACGCCGGTCTTGGTGGTGAGGAACGTCACGAAGCCGGTCTCGGGGTGCAGGGTGTAGTCCGTGCCGTCCACCAGCGCGGCGGAGGTCCCGTCCACCAGCGACAGCGCGCTGATCGCGGCATAGTTCAGCGCGACGACGTCGCCCGCCTTGACGTCGCCGATGAGCTCGTCGGTGACCGTGCCGCTGGCCTGCTCGACGATCGCGCCCTCGGTGGCCAGGGCCAGGTTGTCGGTGTTGAGCTGACCCAGCGTCACGCTGACCTCGATGGTGCGCTTGGAGGTCATCGTGGCCGCGGTGCCGCGCTCGCCCGACCAGGACTCGGTCTTCTCCTCGCGCGTCTTGCTCTGCGCCAGCGAAAGCGTGCTGGCGTCGTAGACCCAGCGGGCCGGCGCGCGCGTGCCATTGGCATTGCGCAGGCCGATCATGACCCGGCCCTGCATGCTGAAATACTCGGCGTTCTCGCTCATGGCTTACTTAGCCTCCGACTTGACGGCCTTGGCCGCGGTGGTGTCCGCAGGGGTGGCGATGACGCCGGCCTGCTGCAGGAACGCTTCCTGCGCGGCGTCGACCTCGATCTGATCGCCGGCTTTGCAGGGCCTGCCCTTGTGTTCGTGGCCCTCTTTGAGCAGGGTCACCTTCTTCATGTCGCTCACGGCGTGATCTCCGGTTTGATGATGTGTTGCGTGGTCCAGTAGTCCACCCACAGGGCGGTGCTCTTGTCGTAGTCCGCCAGGTCACCGCGCAGCAGCTGCATGGCGCGGCCACCGTTGACCGGCGGGGTCCAGCCCAGCAGCGGCGCGCGCACCTGGCCAACGAATCCGAGCAGCTCTTCGCGCAGCTGGTCGCCCCTCTGCTCGCGGTAGTTGCGCGCGACCACCACCACGCCCAGGACCACCTGCATCTGCTGCGCGATCGGGCTCTGTTTGCCCGGCAGGCTCATGCCCGACTTGGTTTCGACGCCAGTCTCGGCCGCGGTGTAGACGAAGACCTCCGGCGGCGTGAAATCCAGCAGGCTGGTCACCGCGGCGTAGTCGGACACGCCGCGGACCTGGCGCAGGTCCTGGACCTTGTCCCGGATACGCGCGATGACCGGCGACGGATCGAAGGGCGCCAGGCTCATACGCCGTAGTCCTTCAGGGTGTCAGCGGTGAATTGCCGCTCCGGCGCGCACCACTGCGGCGCGCCCGAGCTGGGCGCCGGCTGCGGATCGTCGGCGCCCAGGCTGAACTTGCCGTCGCGCGTGAGCTCCAGGAAGCGCAGCGCTTCCTTGTAGTCGCGCACGACCGGGTCGGTGGTCTCCTGCGTATTGACCCGGTCCTTGTGCAGCAGGTAGCGCGCGATCCAGCGCGCCCAGGTGGCCACGATGCCCGGCACCGGGTCGAGCGGGACCACGTAGGGCACCGGCTTGCGCATGACCAGGTAGCCGTTGATCAGGCCGTCCGCGTCCTGCAGGGCGCGCTCGATCACCACCAGGGCCGCATCGGCGACCGCGATGTCCGGCGCCGACCAGCTCGACCGATCGCCCCCACGCAGCGTGGCCTCCATGAGCGCGGCATCGACGATGCGAAAGCGCTCGGGCGTGGCTACCTGGGCCAGCTCCTGGGCGAGCTTCGCATCGGCGAGCAGGATGGTCGTGCAGTACATGGTCAGGTCGCCGGCTCGAACGTCAGCAGGTACTCGGCGCCGGGGGTGAAGGCGCCGAGGGCGTCCTGGTTGGTGATGGTCATGGTGACCTCACCCTGCGGCGTGTACTTCGACCAGGTCTTGTTCTCCTCGGTGTCGGCGGTAACGACGCCGAGCAGCACCTGCTCGGCGCCCTCGCTGCGCAGCACAGACTTGCACCGCATCTTCGCCACGATCTTGCGCATGTTGCTCACCGTCCCTTCGGGCGCGCTGCGCCCTTGTTCTTGCCTGCGGGGCGGCCCTGGCCAGTCGCCTCGGTCGCTTCATCCGCGACGTCCGCGGCGGTCTCGGTCTCCTGCTTGGTGTCCTCCGACGAGCTGGACGCCTGAGCCACAGGCTCGCCTTCGGGCTGTTCCTCGCCGCGCGAAGCTGACGCATCCGTTGCGCCTTCCTGGCCGAGCTCGGTCACCGGCGCAGCCGGGTCCAGCGAGTCGGCCGCGGCGGCCGGTTCCGGCATATCGGCATACGACCCCTGCGCGGCAGTGGCCGCGGCGGCGACCTCGGCCACCTTGGCGAGGTCACCCAGGTCGGCAGCATCTGCGGGGTCGCTTTCCGGAGCGGGCGGATCTTGCGGCTCGGACTCGGGCTGCGGCGTGCCGGCGCCTAAGTAGCCCTTGGCGATCAGCGGCGCCGCTTCATCCTCGCCGAGCGTGAGCACCGCCGGCGGCGCGAAGCGCTGGCCGCGGAACTTGATGACGGTGAGCACCGGATACAACAGCACGGCGCCCTGCAGGGGTTCGGTCATGACCTGTCCTCGAAAGATTCGGGCCGTCTCTCCGGCTGTCACGCCTGGCTCACTGGCGGCGTCCCCTCTCCTCGCGCGCGTTTTGTGTAGGGCGTTGGCTTAGCCGCCCGCGACGGCGCCCGCGCCCTGGATCAGGAAGCCCGCCGTCATGCCCGACAGGACCGGGGACACGTCGTTGCTGACGCCGTAGATCCAGCTATGCGCGTTGCTGTCGTAGTAGGGCTTCTCGACCAGCGGCATGCCGTCGATGCGGTAGCCGTAGCCATAGCTGGGCTCCTCGGCATTGGCGACGACGCTCGAACCAGGGCTCACATATGCGAGCACCGCAGCGTCGCTCCACACATCCCCGAAGTCGCCGCTGTCCGAGGCCACCAGGCCGCTGCCGATCACGATGTTCTCGATCTCGAAGATCTCGCGCAGCAGATCCAGGGTGACCTTGCGGATGCCGGTGTTGGCCGAGCGGTCGATCAGCTTGACGTGGCGCTTGCAGTTCTTGAACGCCGAGGCCGACAGCATCAGCGTGTTCGGGTAAAGGCCGACCGAGCTACGCACGGCCTCCTTGGCTTCCTCGACATCGCCCGCCGGATCGGAGTCGGGGCTCGACCAGACGTCGGTACCCGTCAGCGCGATGCGGTGATTCTCGTCGTAGTTCCCCGGGCTGGTCGCGATCTTGGCCGCCTCCACTTCGTACTCCAGGAGCTGAGAGCGCAGGACAACGTTGACCGCGCGGCTGGCCAGGTCGATCCCCGGCACCTGGGATGCATCGCGCATGCGCTCACGCGGCACGACCGCTTCCAGCGCGCTGGGCACGATCGCGTAAGGCTTGCCCTGATAGCCGAAGGTCACGCGCTTGGTCGCCGAACCGGGGGCGCGCTTGGAGTTGTAGAGCTTGAAGGACTCCTTCCCGAACTCGATGACCTGGCCGCCGTAGGTGCCCACATCGGCGAACGGGAACAGCGCAGGCGCGATGAGCTCGGCCTGGCGATAGCCGCGCGCGTGCTCGGAAAGGATGGGATCGATGACGCGGGTCTGCGCCAGGTTCTGCTGTCCGGACATTTCGGGATCTCCAGGCCGGTCGGCCTATGGGTGTGCGAGTGGGTTGAGCCGGCTTGCCGGTCAGTTCTGGATGAGGATCACTTCGATGACGTCGCCGGCGGCCGAGGCGGTCGCGCCAGGCGCCGCGCGCGCGACGGTCACGCCGCTGGCTTTGGTGACGGCCGTGCCGCCGGTGCCGACTTCGATCGCGGCGTTGGCGGCGATCGCGCCGCCGGCGACGACCAGGGCTGTGCCGATCACATCGACCGCCACCAGCTCACCGACCACGCTGGCATCGCCGCGGGCCACGCCCAGGGTGTTGCCAGCGGCGGCGGCCAGCGCACCGGCGCCGGTGACGAAGCGCTGCCCGACCGCGGTGATGGCGGCGGCGACAGACAGGGCGAGCAGGCTGATGTTCTGCTGAGACATTGCGGATCTCCGAGGAAGGGCGTTGTGCGATGAGGTGGCGCAGGGATCTGGCGATCAGCCGCCGACGGCGGTGACGGCCTCGATCCAGCTGGCCTTGGGATGCTGCTGCTGGTAGGCCTTGGCCTTCGCGTAGAGCGCCGCGTCGCTGGCGCCGACCGTGGTACCTACCGGCGCGGCGAAGTTGGCCACGACGCCACCCGGCTGGTCGTACGACTTCTCGGCGTAGTCCACCTGCTTGGGCAGGCTGGTGAGCAGCTCGCGCAGCACGTCGCCGGCCGGCTTGCTGACGGTGGTCTCGCCTTCGGCGAAGCTCAACGGCGTGCTGGCCGCCGGCTGGACCAGCAGCAGCTCGACGATGGCCGCCTGGTGGCGCGGCAACAGCTTGCCGTCCTTGACCAGCGACTCGGCGAAGGCGGCGGCGTCGTCGCGGCGGGCCTTGCCCTCGCGCTCGGCCAGCGCCTGTTCGCGACGTTCCAGCTCCTGGCGGTCGGTGGCGAGCTGCTGCTCGCGCGCGGCGAAGTCGGCCGCGTTGTTCTGTTGGCTCACGGGGATGATCTCCGGGTTGGTATCGGGTGCGGCATAGGACGCGCTGGCGATGACCTCATCGCTGCGGTTGCGGGTGTAGTCGCCGACCGAGGCGATCGACCACTGGGGGATGACCTGGTTGGCCGTCTCCAGCCCTTCCTTGTCGATCAGCCAGTCGCGCAGGCCCTGGAACAGGCTCGTCAGCGTCCAGCCCAGCGGCTCCAGCGGTTGGGCGAACTCGACCGTGCCCTGATCGCCGGCGCTGAAGCGCGCCGGCGGGAGTCCCTTCACCGCCGGCGCCTTGGCACCCAGGAAACCGATGTGGCGCAGGTAGGGCTTGCCCGGCGTGGGATTGCCAGGCGTATCGGCCAGGTAGATCGAGGCGCTGATCTTCTTCATGCGCCCGGCGTTGACCAGTTCGGCGAACTGCGCCTCGACCTGGTGCGGCTCGGCGTAGAGCACGCCGTCATGCGCACGCAGCGACTTGGCCCAACCGTAGGCCGGCGCTTCGAGGCTGTCGGGATGGCCGACGACCAGCGGAGCTTCGGAGAGCGCAGGATCGTAGGTGTCGGCGATGGCCTGGATGTCGGCCTCGCTGAAGGTCAACGTGCGGCCGTCCACGCTGGTGTGCGTGCCGGCCTTGAAGATGGCGAGCGAAGCGGTGGGTTTCGAGCTCATGGCGGCACTGTGCCGAGCGCCGCTCAACCCGTCTCCGAAAAAACCTTTCTCGGCGACTGCGCGCCATCCCCGCGCGCGAACCCAGCGGGTGACCCTGACGATACTCCCATCATGGGCGTGAGGCCGCGTGTGCGGCGTTATAACGCCGGGTCCGGGCGGCCGGTGGCACGGTGGGGGCGCAGCGGCCCCTCATGCGGCTCAAATCGCCGCTGATTCGAAGCGTCCCATCACGGCTTCATCGCCGCGGCGATGTGGTCCTCGACGATCTCACCGATGCGCACCTCATCCTCGGCCGAGATCCCCAACCACGGCCGGGCCGGCAGCACGGACACATGCGCCTTGGCTTTGACCTCTCGCTCGACATCGGCTTTCCCGCGCGCGGCGAAGCGATTGCCGATGCTGCCGTCAGGGTTGCGCTTGAAGCGCAGCTTCTGCACGCGCTCGGGTCGCTCGTAGGTGTGCCCGAACTGATGCGCGGCGCCGTAGGGCGCATTGGTGCCGACGTACAAGGCGTCGCCGTCGACCTGCCAGGCGAACATGTCGCCGAGCATGTGCCGATCGAATCGCAGCATCGGCACGCCCGGCCGCTTGCGGCCCTTCCAGCGCTTGTACGCCGGCGAGAGCGCCTTCCAGGGCGTGCCGTCCGGCGAGACCTGGCGATCGGCGCGCGCTCGGGTCGAGTTGGCCACCGTCTCGCCGATGTGGCTGAGCAGCAGCTCGCGCCCTTCGCCGTCGAGCGCTTCGGCCGCTCTGGCCAGTGCCGGGCTGGCCCGGTTGTCGATGACGACGCGTGCTCCGCTCATGCTGCTATCCTCCGCCGGCGCGGTAGTTTCCTAGTGGAAAGGTTGGGGCGGCCCGCACGCCGCGTCATTATCCGGTTCGAGTCCGGCGCCGCGCACCTCATTCCAGGCTGCCGCTGATCAGCTGCAGTCGCCCGCCGCGCAGATCCGCGCGCAGATCCTCCAGGTCGATCAAAGACGCGGTGCGCACCGAGTTGATGACCTCGCGCCCGCTGGCCATCTTGAGGCGGTAGTTCACCGCCACGATCACCTTGCCGGCGCCGCGCCTGGTCGAGGCATCCACGACGTAGCGCAACGTGCCGTTGGCCAGGTCCAGCAGGACGGCAGTTGGCTTGCGCAGCAGCGAGGGCAACCGCACCAGCTCGTCCGCCGTCCATGCGATGGGGCGGCTGGCCGCCTGCTTGGCATCGCGCAGCGCATGCAGCGCCTCGGCATCACGCAGTGCGATCGCCGCGGTGGCAGGTTCGTTGCCGGCGGCCGTCAGCGCATCGACCACGTCCCGCGACATCGCGCCGACCAGGTACGTCCCATTGCGCGGTTGGCCCGTCGCGACCACGGCCTGCAGCCAGGTGGCATAGCCGCCGTCCAGGGCATCGAGCGCACGTGCCACGCCCAGGATGCGATCAGCAGCAGCTGCTGCAGGCGCGGCGGGCAGCCGGGCAGTGCTGGCCAGCGCATCCTGCGCCGCGGTCTCCAGGCCACGCTGCAGCGACGGCGGCGTCTGCGGTCCGCCACGCCGCACGGACCAGCTGCTGCGCCCGGGCGCATAGCCGAAGCCTGGATCAACACCCTCGGGCGTGAGCACAACCTGCGGCCCACCCGGACTACGCTGACCCACCACGACCTGGACCAGGTTCACCGCCGGCGCAGTGTCCGGGCCGTCCTTGCCCATGCGCTTGAGATCGCGCTCGCTCACACCCTCGATCCAGCACTGGCAGCCGTAGCCATTGGCGGGGCAATGTGTCAGGAACCACGGATCGTTGGCCCGCAGTACCAGGTTGTTCCAGGACAGATGCAGCGGCCGAGGATGCCGCACCGAGTCGCTGTGCCGATAGCGCCAGTACGGCATGACCTTGACCAGCCGCTGCAGCTGGTCCCATCGCCCCGCGTTGTAGCTCTGGCGCAGGTTGGTCTCGTAGATCACGCGCGAGCGCCAGTTGCGCCCGCCGTTGTAGTCCCACCCATAGCGCGCCACGATCGAATCGAAGTCGGCGCGGAACTGCTCCAGCGTGCGGCCCTCGGCGATGGTCTTGTCGATCGCCTCGCGAAAGTCGGCCAGCAGGTCGACCTGGTTGGCGCCGGCGACCATGAAGGCGTGATCGTGCTCTGACTCCCACACGTCCAGGTAGCTGTCCGTCAGGACGCTGCGCTTGCGGCGGAAAAACTCGATCTGCTCCTTGAACGGCAGCGAGCCGTAGGCGACGGTGGCCACCGATCAGGCCTCGTCGCTGCCCTGCTGGGCGTCATAGCGCCCGGCGAGCGTGGAGGCGGTCAGCGCATCGGCCATCGCCGCGGCGTAGTCGTCCAGGTCGGGCGCCAGCTCGGCGACCTGGTCGCGCAGCTGCTCCAGCGACTCGGCCTTCTCGGCCAGGGCCCGCACCTGGTCGACCCACTGGCCTGCGACCGGCGCCAGCTGCCGGTCCAGCTGACGCGCCATCAGCACCGATGGATCGGGCGACACACCGGCGCCATCGGCGAACGCCGCCGGATAGTGACGCTGCAGCAGCTGCACGACCGCGCGCGCCGGCTCGGCGAACTGGGGCCCGTCGATGGCGGTCGGCGGCACCTGGCCCTCGAGCGCCGGCGGTGCCTCCTTCGGCTCGTAGTTGGGGCCGTAGGTCTCCTCGATGTAAGCCTGCTTCGGCTTGAAGCCCAGGTCGGCGATCTTCTTGTCGCGGTCGGCGATCTTGTCCAGGTCCTCCGGTTCGCTGGTGACCCGATAGACGCGCGGCAGCGCCGCGCCAGGGAAGTTCCACTCGGTCAGCCAGCGCGCAGGGCCCTGGTTGAAGCTCTCGCACACCAGGTCGGCATCGGCCTTGATGATGTCCCCGCGCACGTCGGACTGCAGCTCGTCGTTGCCCAGCTTGCCCGCGGTGCCTTGAGTACTCGCAGTCTGGCCCAGGATCACCTTCTGGATCGTGGCGTCCATCTGGTCCTGCAGGGCCTTGTAGTCGGCGGTGCCGCTGCGGCCGGCCTCCAGCAGCTCGATCTCCATCGCTTTGGGCATGATGATGCCGCTGTCGGTCTGGATGGCACGCACCGCCTGCAGCAGCTTGGTGCGTTCGCCACCGTCCGCCTCGGGATCGTACTTGCCCACCGCGGTAGGCATGCCGAACTTCTCTAGGAAGATCAGCCAGAACTTGAGCCCGTTGCGCTTGAACAGCACCGGCCAGTACAGCCAGTGCGCCAGGCCCAGGCCATAGGGCTCATCGTCGTGATCGGCGCCGCAGCAGAAGTTCCAGAAATAGGGCGCCGGCGCCGGGATGCCCTCAAGCATGTTGCCGTAGGTCAGCAGCCGCAGATCGCCTTCCTTGCCGAAGCGGAACCGGCTGCGATTGCGCACCTTGATCGCCTGCAGGCCCACGCGTGCGCCGTCGATCTTGTAGACGACCTCGGCCACGCCGTAGCCATAGAAGACGCCGAACAGCATCTTGGTGGTGACGTTGTCCCAGCCGATGCCATGCAGCTGCTCGCGCAGGTAGTCGGCAGCCTGGCGATCGATGCGCTTGTCACCGCCTGCCTCGACCTGCCACTCACACTTGGTGACCGCCAGCTGCCGCTGGCTGAAAGTCGCCTTGACCTCACTATCCGAGAGCACCTGCTCATAGATGGCAAGGTCGTAGCCGCCGCGCGCGCGCAGCACGCTGTCCAGCGGCGTCAGCAGCGGCCCGGTGTAGCCGCGGGTGATGTCGATGCCATCGGCCGTGGTCGCGATCTCGCGGCCGATCTCGGGGCGTGGGGTGGTCATAGGTATCCTCCAAAGTCGTTGCCGCCGGGCACCGCGCCGAAACCGGCGTCGCTGTAGACCTCGGCCAGGCCGTCGGCAACGCCGTCGCCCACGTAGGCCCGGCGCCCGGTGGACTGAAAGTCGATCGGGGCGGCCGGCGTGGCAGCGGCATGCACCGCCAGCGCCAGCGCCCAGAAGCGGTCGGCGTGGCCATCGGGCGTGCGCTCGGCGGTGAAACGGATGTTGCCGGCCGCGGTGGTCTGCTTGGTCACGCTGCGCAGATCCGAGCGCACGACCGGGTCATAGGGGATGCGCAGCTTGCGGTCCTGCATGCGCCCGCGCAGCGGGTAGGCCAGCTCCTCCTTGACCTTCGGGGTAAAGGTGACGCCCTCGACGCGGTACTCGCCGAACCGACGCTTTGCGTCGTCGGTCCAGCCGATGCCCAGGCCGGTATTGTCGAAACAGGTCCGCCGGCACCGGGCGATCCACGGCCAGATGATGGCGTCCTGCTGCGGCTTGGGCATGTTGAACAACGCCTCCACATGCCGCGTGTACAGCACGTCGCCCAGGCGCTCGACCACCCAGAGCACGGTCAGGTCCTTCTTGCGGCCCACGTCCACGCCCAGGTACAGCTCGCGCCCCTCGATCTGGCGCCAGTCGATCTGCTGCTCGTACTCGCAGGCCGCGATCAGGTCGTACTCCAGGAACGCCACGTCGTCGTCGGCCGGGACGCACATGTACTCCTGCAGGAACGACTCTTCGTCTACGCAGCCGGCGCGCACGAAGTCGAAGTACGCGGCCTCATCCATCGCCTGGCGTTCGTCGTCGGCGGGCAGCTTCTGCTGCAGCTTGTAGAGCAGTCCCTCCTCGAGCGCGTTCTGCAGGGTCACCCGGTGCAGGCTGATGCCTTTGGGGTTGCCGCCCTCGCGCACCTCGCGGATCAGCTGGTTGAAGAAGTTATGGGTGCCGCGGTGGGTACTGAACGCCTCCAGGCTTCCGCCCCAGGTGATGCCCGGGTAGGCGATCGCCCAGAGCTTGCGCGGGTCCTTGTGCAGGGCGAACTCGTCCAGCACACGCCCGCCGCGCTTGCCTGCCTGGGCGTCGGGGTTGGACGACATGCTGTGGATGCTGCGGCTGTTGGCGAAGCGCAGGTCGAAACTGGTTTGCTTGCCGTCCAGCACCTGCTCGCCGAAGTCGCGCGCGCCCAGCTCCAGCACGTCGGCCCACAGCTTGCAGTCGTCAATGAACAGTCGCGCCTGCATCTCGTCGCGGCTGCTCACCCACTGGTCGTACTTGGCGCCAGCCAGCGCCGTCCGGCGCACGCATGCGTAGGCCGTTGTCCAGGACCAGCCGATCTGGCGGGATTTCTCACCCAGCTTGAGGCGGCTGCGGTCGCTGATCCACCGAGACTGCGATGGCAGGAAGACCGCCTTGGGATCGGCCGGGATGCAGCGGGCGTTGCCCATCAGACCACTCCCTGCAGGCGCGCGTCGATCGCTGCCAGCGTCTCCTCCGATACGCCGGCACCAGCCGCCAACTTGCGCACGTCGGCCGCGGCGGCCTCGACCTTGCTGCGCACTTCCACCGCCCATTTGTTGCGGTTCACGCTGGCGCGGCTGAGCGTGGCGATGTTCTTGGCCGCCTTGCCCAGCAGCGTGATGCGCTTCGCGGGGTCCATCGACTCGTCGTCCTCGGCGACCTCCTGCAGGGCGAGGATCGCGTCGAAGATCTCGGTCTGGACCAGGCTGATGATCGCGTTACTGCGATCGTCCGCATCGTCCGGCGCGGCTTGAGTGATCAGGCGTGCGGCCTGGGTGCTGGCCTTCACCGCGGCCAGGCGCCGCTCCAGCTTCTGTCCGTAGGCGCCCACCGCGCTCTTGCCGATGCTGTAACCCTGCTCGGTCAGCCACTCGGCCATTCCGACATAGCCGCCGAAGCCGGACGCAATCAGCTTGCTGTCCAGCGCGGCGCGCACGTCCTCCGGCAGTTGGTCGATCTTGCTGGCAGGAGGCATGGGCTCACCAGTACTTTTCGGGCCGGCCGATGCCGGGCTCGCAGACGACGGTGTACTCGACGATGTCGGTCCCATAGCGCGTCAGGTCGGCCCACCACCGATTCGTCGGTTCCTTACGCAGGCTCACCAGGCGTCGGTCCTCCAGATAGTCCAGCACGCGCCGCAGCTCCAGCGCGGTCGCATCCGGATACATGCCTTGTGCGGTCGCCAGCAGCACCTCTTCGTAGGCGCCATAAGGTGCAGCGTGGCTGAGCGCCAGCAGCACGATCCATCGCAGCTGCTCACGGCGCAGCTTGTCCATATCAAGTTTCACGTCGCGCCCCCTGGATCTGTACGTTCTTCAGCTCGCTCGAGATCGCATCCAGCTTGGCCTCGATCACGGTCTGGCCCCGGATGTAGTCCTCTCGTCGGACGTAGCGCTCGGCCAGCTCGGCCCGTAGTTCCAGGATGCTGCGATCGGTCTCGCGCCATCCTTTGCTCTCTTCGGACAGGGTTCCGAAGCGCTCGTCCATTTGCCGCTGGAACTGCAGCAGGAGCAGCTTCCCCAGCCCAGTGAACGCGCCGGCCAAGCCCAAGGCGAGGCTGATCACGTGCCACAGCTCCAGCGTCACTTTCATCTTCCTGACTCCGAATCTCGCGTATTGAGATCGCCGGCCGGCAACGGCTGGCCAGACAGCGCTCGCGTGGTCGCACGGTCTTCGTTCGCGCGGCCCAGCAGCTTCTGCCACACGCCGAGCCACAGCAGGCCATCGAGGGCGCAGACAACAGGCATACCGCCGAGGGTGCAGAGGGCTGCGGGCGGCGCGGGTTCGGGCAGCGGGTCGGTCAGCGCGGCCGGCACGCTGACGTAGCGCTCGACCGGGACTTCGACCAGCTCAGTCCTTACCAGCGGCTTGCGCGCCCCACAGCCCGTCAGCGACAGCAGCGCAGACAGGCAGGCGGCGTAGTGCATCGCAGTTCGCATCCTGGTCGATCCTCTTGAGCATGGTGGTGTGGCGGCGCTGGGCTTCACGCTCCAGCGCGGCGATGCGATCGCCGCGGCGCGTCAGCTCCTCTTGGGCCTTGCGCGCTTGCGATTCCCGCTCGGCCTTGGCTTGGCGGATGGAAGCCTTGAGGCCGCTCACCGTGGCGTTCGCGCCTTCGGCCTCGCGCATCTTTTCGTTGCGCTGCGCGACCAAGGCGGCGACTTCGTCGTTGCGCGAGACGTGGCCCCAGATGAAGCCGGCGCCGACCAGGCCGGCGATCACCAGCAGGACGCCGAGGACCTGGCCGGCCGGGTTCATGGGGTGACCGCCTTCCGCGCCCGGCGCAGCCGCCACCAGGCGTAGAGGCTGGCGCACACGCTGACCAGTACCGCCAGCGCGGCGACGGCACGCAGCCACGACGGCAAGGCCGTGGTGGACTGCGCCACCGCGTTTGCCTGCTGGATCGCGGGCAGCACCTGCTGGGTGGCCGAGGTGAACTGCTGGGCCATCTCGACCAGCGCGGCCCCGCCACCGGCGGTGGCGGCGGTCACGGTGGCCACGGTGGCGACCTTGGGCGTGGCCACCAGCGGGGCGCCGTCTGTGCGCACCACGCCGGCCAGGCGCAGGCCTTCCTCCAGCTGGTCGCTGGTGTAGGGCTGCTGCCCGTTCTCGTGGCGGATGATCGCCTCGACGATCGGGCGCAGGCGCCGGTACTCGTGGAGATTGATCCAGGAGTCGGCACCGACACCGGCGGCGCCGGCCACCTGGGCGACATAGGCCTCGGTATCGTTCTCGTTCGGCGGCGCCCAGCGGGTGATGATCTTGCGCACGGTGTCGCAACCGTGGCGATCGAAGTAGTTGATCAGCAGCACGCACAGCGCCCGGATGCCCCAGGCCGGCGATGCGAACACCTCGAAGCGCTTCTCTTCGCGCTGCTCGGCCGTCATCTGCTCACGCGGCATGCGCCCTTGCCACTTGTTGGTGGCGCTGCGCTCGATGTTGCCCGGGTTGTTGTTGCGAATTCCGCGCGGCGTGGCCATGTCCGTTCCGGCTCCTGAAGAAGGTGGCCGGCGGACAACGTGAGGACGGACGCTGCCCGCCGGCCGACGCCTCCCCCACGGCGGCGTCTGATCGGCAGGGCAATGGTCAGGGCGTAGCGCCTGACAGTCTCCGAAAATTAGTTTCTCGGGTGGCTCGCGCGCGCGCGCAGCGAGACTGCATCAGCCGGGCGGAAGCGGGATTCCTTGGGTCAGGCAGACGGAGCGAGTGGCTTCCGGAGAGTCTAGCCCGATCACGGCCGCAGCTTGCTTACCTTCGATCTTGAACACCATTCCGCCGATCGGTGTGTATCCGGCATAGGCGCCATAGCTGTTCTTCGAGTTGACCAAGCCACAGAAGTGGTCCCCCTTGACGCGGACATCCTGAAACTTCGCGCTGGACGCGTCTTTCAACTTGGTCTCGAGATCAGCCTTGATCGCTGCAATCTCCTTTGGCGTCGCCTCGCGCAACTGCTCCTGAGCGTGAGCTGTGAAGCCCACCAGCACCAATGCAAACAAAATTCTTCCCTTCATCACTTGCTCTCCTTGGTTGACGGCGTCTCCGCCTGCTGTGCTCTCACGACTACGTAGCGCTCGATCGCAGCTTCGATGATCTCTGGCTTGTTCCAAGCGTGGCCTAGGAGCACGTCCCTGATCAATTCTCCCTTCTGCAGGTCCTGTGTCAGCTCCAGCGACCGAGCGGTCATTGCTTTGAGGGCGTCCAAGGCGTGCGTGAACTTTTCAGGCCCAGGCCGGCTTGGCGTGCCGGTCAGGATGTAGTCCACATCGACGCCCTGGCTCGCAAGGGCCGCCAGAACCTTCGCGCCGGGCTGTGCCCCTGCCTCGTACTTGGCCCACATCTCACGCCGCACCCCGACGAGATCCGCAGCTGCCTGCTGCGACCAGCCGCGCGTCTCCCGCAGCGATCTAAGGCGCCTGCCTCGCTCCAAACCTGCTTGATTACTTTGATGCACAGACACCCCTTGACTTGTGCATTCCAATGCACAATTCTTTGTCACAAGGAAGCCGGCTTTGGCGCCGCCTACCGAAACAAGCCCGAGAGGATACACACCCCATGAGCACCCCAAACCCCGGCCTCGATTTGCACCGGCAAGTCCGCGCCGCCTTCGTGGCCCAGGGCACCAGCCTGCGCGCCTGGAGCTATGCGAACGGCGTCCGTCCCAGCAATGTGCGCGATGCCCTGATCGGCCGCTGGAACGGCCCCAAGGGCATCGCCCTGCGCCAGCGCGTGGTCAAGGCCGCCGGCGTCAAGGCCGGCGCTCACGCATGAGCCGGCCCTGCGTCCCGAGCCGCCACCAGGTGCGGCACGTCCAGCGCCTCGCTCGCCTGTGTGAGCACCATGCGCGCTACGCGGCTGGCTGCCTTCAGGCCGGAAAGCCAGGCGCACATCTGCTGCACGACGGGCTCGCTCGCGACTACTCGCGCGATGCCTTTGCTCTGGCAGAGCGCGTGGCCCTGGCAGCGGCCGACTGCGGGGCCGGCGCATGAGCGAGCAAAGCATCTACGCCCGCCTGCTGTTCGGCCTGGCGGGCCACAGCCGCCACGGCCTGCGGCTCAAGCCGCTGGCCGAAGGCATCGGCGAATCCCCAAGCACGACGCTGCGCAACCTGCAGCGCATGGCCGAGGACGGCCTGGTCGAGCGCTCCCCCTACGACGAGGACAACTGGCGGCTGGCGCCGCGGGTGGTCCAGATCGCGCTCGCCCACCAGGAGGAAGTGACCAAGGAAGAGCGCGACCTGCACGAATTCAAGCAGCGGTACAGCCGCAAACCCACCTGATCGAGAGGACGACATGGCAACACGCAACGACAAGACCCCCAGCAGCAAGGGGCGCAAGGCTCTGGCCCCGGTCACGCCCGTCGGCGTCGACCTGGACCCGGACAAGCTGACCGAGCGCGGCCAGGAGCTGATGGTGATGGGCGAGCACCACCAGCAGGTGGTGGAGCAATTCGGCGACGGCCTGCCCTGGAATCCGGACCATTACGAAGCCGCGATCCGCAGCGAGCTGCGCCGGGGCTGCGAGGCGTTCCTCAAGGCCGGGCGCTACCTGATTGTGGCCCGGGAATGCGCGGCCCACGGCGAATGGCAGGGCATGCTCGACCGGCTGGGAATGGGGCGCGACCAGGCCAGTCGCATGATGGAGGCCGCGCGCAGGGTCTCGGCGCTCCCAAATGTTGCGACGTCGCAACATTTGATCTCGACCGCCAAGACGGAAAGCAAGCTGATCGAGCTGCTGTCCCTGCCGGAGGACCAGTTCAGCGAGCTGGCGATCCAGGGCGAAACCCAGGGCCTGACCATCGACGATGTCGAGAGCATGACGGTGCGCGAACTGCGCGCCGCAGTCCGCGAGGCGCGCGCCGACCTGGATGCCAAGGACCAGCGCATCACCAAGCTTTCCGAGGACCTGAACAAGGCCGAGGAAAAGACCACCAAGGCCCAGCGCAAATGGAAGTCCTCCACGCCCGACGAGCAGCAGGTGACCCTGGAGCAGCGGGTGACGGCCGCGCGCCTGGAGATCATCGCCACTATCGGCACAGATAAGGTCGGGCTGGTCGCCGCCCTGGTGGAGCTGGCCGAACACTGCAATGCGCACGACCTGGAATGCGCCACGTTCGTGGGCGACACGCTGGACGAGCTGATCGCCGCGGTACGCCGCGTCCGGGACGACTACGACTACGGGTTCAACGTCGATCTGGCGATCGACGCGAGGGCCTGATCATGGCAGCGCCGCTGAGCATTCGCATGGCACTCCATCACGCGAGGCGTGGCGGGTCGGCTTGGCAGAC